CAAGTAAGACATCCAAAGTCTGCCACCCTGAGGTGAAGTCCATTGAGATTTGCGTTCCGACCACTTAATTCCGGGAATAGCACGGGGATATAACTCCTGTGATTTCTGTATAAGTTCTCTTAGCTCTTCTGTTGTGTGTCGTACAAGTAGACCACTAAAATTAGCGCTGTTCAAACCATGTAAAGGGTCTGCAAGCATGGCATAGCTTTTTCCACCACCAGCTGCTCCGCCATACAATACTTCACGCTCCGAAGAAGATAAAAACTGTGTCTGTGGGCCGGGGTTAGGCTTAAACACTACTTCTTGTGCTAAGTCTAAGTCAAATGGCTCAGCTTTCACCTGCGCTGGGCTGGTCTTCTTCTGTTGTATAGTATCCTGTGACACTTTTTTCGAGCTTATCGATTTCTTTAAGCGTTTCTTGGAGCCTTTTGGCAAGCCTTCGCTTAATAATAGATGCTTTTTTACGTCTTCGCTCAATTGCTATTCTTTTCTGTAGACCTACGTGGGAGATACTGCGACCTGTCTGTGCTGTTAGCCAGTTTGCCACTTCTCTGTAACTATACTGCCTAAGATGTTTCTTTGCAAGTAGTATTGCTTCTAGTTCGTGAGGTATAGGCCTAAAAAGTTTCTCGTTGTCTGGGTCTATCTCGTAACCAAAAGGCACAGCACGTGCTGCAACTCTTACTACAGGGTGCCAAGTCTTGTCTTTCTTATTGGGGCTAGGTAATTCCCAGAACCCTAAGTCTCTATCGTAGTCATACCTAGTCAATGTTACTCGTTCTTACCTTCTTTGGGTGGTAGATAAAAGATACCTCCCCCAGAAGAGGAAACATCTACTTTGTCTACCTTACCAAGTCCTGCACGATCAAGCAAGTCCTTAGCAGCAGCCATTTTATCTTTGATACCAAGTTCCGTAGGGTCATAGAGAGCTTGCACCATAGCCATTGCAGCTTTGGGGGCAGTACGAGAGAAGTAGCTACGAGTAGCTTCCGATATTTCATCTTTTAGTGCCTCAACAATTAGTCGTGTAGGTGTATTTTCGCTGTACCCAGCAAGGTGTTTAGCAGTAACAACGTCACCACCAGCCTCATCAAATAAGACTTCAAGAAACTTCTGCTGATTCTCTGTTAAATTACGTGCCATGTTCTATCCTTTTAGTAACCAGACTGTATAAAAGAGACCAGCTATACCTATAAAAAGAAGTAAAATAGATACACTCCAAGTTATTATAGCTTCTTTTATTTCTGCTTGTCTGTATTCCTGTGCTTGTTTTTGTTTTCTAATCTTTGCTTCAGTACGTACTAACTCATCCCAAGCAGAAGGTCCATAGACGAAACTAATATGGTTCTTTAACTCTTCTCTCATTTCTCTAGCTTTTTTAGCTGCAGAGAAGGCTTGTATTGCTTCCTGTTCTACACTACCGCTAATAGCCTTCCACCAAGGTGGGTTCTTTGACTTGCGTTCCACGTGTTCAAGGTCAGACATAGCGCCTGCCCACTGAGAAAGCTGACCACTCATCTGTTGCAAGTCTTTACCCATCTGTATGCCTTTTTTTAAGGCTCCAAATGCTGCACTTGCCCCTGCCATTATAGTAATGGGGTCCATTGTGACTCTCTCTACCTCTACAAGCGGTATAGCCTGTTCTCCATGAGGTGTATTTAGTAACGTAAAAAGGGCTACAAAAGTATTATCTCCTGTAGCCTATATAGTTATATGTATAAAATAAATTATTGCAAGCAATTACTTTGTATTGTATACGCGTTCTTTAATCTCGCCGCGAGTAATACCCAGATCCTTTAGATCTTTGTCACTCATGTTGTGTACTATCCAGTAGTCTGCTCTCAATTGCTGAGCCTTAGCAATAGATGCTACTAAGTCTGAGAAGAAGTTAGATAGTGCTCTTAATAGTGCCTTTAAGAGTGCTAATGCTTTGTTAGGGGCTGTATATACTAATTCCATCGTATTTCTCCATGTGTTACGTCTTTATCTAGACACACACATAGTTATACTCAAGTGTTAGCGCTATAGTAGCTACAAGTTTGCATACCCGCTACCCAACAGGTACAAACGTCTCTGTAACTGTAACAATCGTATCAATATGACCAGCGGTTGTGGGGTGAACTTGGATCTTATCTCCAGGCTGTAGTACTAGGTCTATGCTATTAAAGCTTATGTAGTCGCCAGCACCTAAGCTCTTACCGCTTAAGAAGTGAGAAGTATAAGTATCAGCAGCAACAAACCACTCAACGTCTACAGAGTTAGTACTACCACCACCATTAACTACATGGATGAAGGTGCACTCTGCCACACAGTTAGGAGGACAAGTGTATACGACCCCAACAGCGTCTGTACTGTTGTGCCCATACACAGACTTCATCCGTGATGGCTTACCCTGATTAACTATAGCCATTACTTCTTACCTGTAACTTTTTTGACTAGCTTAGTAGTCCATGCCTCATTAACGTCAGGTGTGCTAGGGTCATCACCAATTAGGTGACCTTTATCGTTACGAGCACGTACCTTCTTAGAGACAAGCTGCTCTTTAATTTCTTCAATGGTCTTTACAGAACAAATAGCATCAACGTCAATGTCCTTACACCACACTTGGCTATAAGCACCCTCACCTGCAACAGAGTTACCTGCTGAGTTAGTTACTTCACCAGTAGCTGATACAGAGTACCCAGCCTTCTCCAGTTGTTTCTTGTATTTATTGTAATACACTATTACTTACTCCGCTTTTGTGAAGCAGGGTTAGAAGCACCAATCGGTGCATAGCCACCTTTGTTGTACTTTTTAGCAGTAGCATAGCCACCTTTGTTGTACCCAGCAAAGGACTTACCCTTCATAGCGTCTTTACCATAACTATAGACATTGTCAAGGTCTTCAAGGGCCTTATTTTCTCGCTTCTCTGTTGCTCTATGAAACGCATCTTCTGCTGCTTCCAACTCTTTGAACATCTGATCTTTCCCAGAGACACCTCTATCACTATACTTAGCAGCGATAGCTCTTTTTTTCTCGATAAATCTATCAATTATATCTTTACTCTTGTTGGCGTTACTATTGGAAGATTCTTTTCTTGCTTTATAACTAGATGTCATTGTTACTTACCTTTCTTGGTAGTATCGCCCTTACACGTACACTTACCATCATTACATTTATCACAACTCATTTCTTTGCTACTTTCTTTAAGTCTTTAGAGTGTACAAGCTTCTTAGAGGTACTACTCATCTTAGCGCCTGTCATGAGCTTTCCATCAGGGTGCTTGTGAGTTTTACCCTTCCACTCTTTACCGTCTGCAGTGTAATGCTTTACGCCCTTCATGTCTTTTTAACCTTTGCTGTCTTAGCTGCTGCATTAAAGTTAGCTTTAGTAGGGGCACCCTTGCTTCCCGGCTTACGCATCTTCTCGTTGCTACCCGCTGCAATACGAGCCTTCTTAGCGTGTATGTTTCTGTACAAACTCATTATGCATTTTCTCCTACTTTAAAACATTTAGGTACGGCGTAGTATCCATTTATTATTATAATACCAGCCATCTTAACGGCATCTGCTTCACATTTCTCACGGGTGTACCAAAGGTTAGCCTCGTTGGCTACAACTACACAGGTAGTAGATTCAAGGGTAGCACAGGCAAGTACTGCAGCTAAAAACATCTACCACTTCACCTTATCTGCCCAGTAGGCTGCTGAGAGTTTGCCCTTAGCTATGTTCTTACCGTGTCTAGCCTTAAAGCTCTTACGCTTAGCCTTCATGCGGTCAGATTCACCCTCCTTGGGTTTACCTGCTGTTGAGGCTCCCTGCTCACCAAAGCGGATGAGCTTAATGGTGTCACCCTCCTTGGCAAGTACAGCGTGAGACTTAGTAGGGTGCTTAGGTGTACGCTTGGGCTTGTTGTAACCTGCAAATGTTTCACCCCTGTATTCTACTGTCATGCCTTACCAGCCTTCTTGTTACGAGGATAGCTTCGGTTAGTGCTTGCAGACTGTACACGTAAGTTAGACTTAGCATTGTTACGAGGATTGCCATCCTTATGGTCAACATCCTTGCCATCACCCTTAGTTACTGAGCCGCCCTTCTCCATAGCATAACGTGCCTGCTTACGAGCACGGTTGTCTGCCATACGCTTAGGGGACTTATCGTACTTACCTTCACCACTCAGGGTGTAGTTACGTTTAGCCTTAGTAGCGGCTTTAGCTTTTACAGCTTTCTTCTTGGGGGTCAGCATAAGGTCTTTTCCTGTCAGGGTCTAATACGTCTCTACGGGATAACATACCCTCAAGGTACATAGCTCTCTCTACGTGATCTAGAGTGTAACGCGTACCAGTGCCAGCCTCTATAGCGGCACGGGCATAGAATACATCACTCATAGGAATGTGTACACGCTGGAATGCCCTAACATCATTACTAGCTAAGGCAGAGTAAAACTCACCTAAAACGTCTTCACATGCATATAGTTTTATCGGTTTAGTAACCATTGTCAATACAAATATATATAAAGGGAAAGAAATAAACTCTGGTATGTACCGCAAACTAAGTGTGAGGAGAGCTTGGAGGAGAGAGAGCCACGTAGAGAGTAATACATACCAGAGTTAAGTTATGTGTAACACTTGTTATTATACGAGAGATATGTGTGTTACTAATACAAGTTTAATACACGTAATGGAGGGTGTCAACTGTGTAGTTAAACTTTATAGAGTAATAACTCTTATTTGTTTAATACATATATTATAGTGTTACTCTAGAGAGTAATAACTCTTCCTATGTCCACTATCCTTATTGCAACACTCTCTTACAGAGTTAAACTATTCTTTATTTATTACTTTATTTATTAATTAAACTAAAAGAGTTATTACTCTCTACTACTACTACGTAGTTATACTCCAAGAAAGTACCTCCACAACCCCTAAAATGCATTATGCACTAAATTGTGATGTAACTGTAACAATGTTGTAACATATCGTGATCAGTACCAGGTACTAGATAGGTCCGATACGGTCATACTTTATAGCGTTTAACAATGGGGGCTTTGTATATGAGAGAGTAAGGCATAAATAAGGCAGACTTCAAATTTCACTTCTGTGTGTTTCTACATATATACATAACGTACACCCCTACCGTGGCCCTCGCACCCCCCTTCGATGCATTTACGGTGATGCTTGACCTGTTTTGAGGGGATTACTAGTGCTAAGTGACTGATATGTAATAGCATTAAAACTGATCATACCTCAGTGATCATCAAAAAAGAGGGTTTTTAGCAAGCTTTGTGATCACAAGGGCGATTTAACATTGGGGATGCATAACACCCTATCCCCCACCAATTGATGCAGCTTTTCAAATACACCACCCCCATCAAATCAATACGGGTTCATCCCTTTTAGTAATATCAAAACTGAACCACTATCACATTCAACTCCTGGAATGTATTATGTTACATATGCAATAACTTGAATGTAAACTAATACACATTCCAGGCATTGAATGTATCACATTTGGCTCCGACTATATAATAGCAAAAAAACATTGCACTCGCAGCGAGAACACATTCAATTTCTTGCAAGTGATTCGTTTTGCTTTATTGCTACGGTGACATTCCCCTAATATGCCTATCAATACGCAATTATCGCTATTAAATACATAAATAATTCATTCAATAACTATTTGATAATAAACAATAATAGCAATTAGATTAGCAAAACCTGTAAAAACATGCATCTTTTTTGCTTGACGCTATTTCGATATTCTGATCTTAGTTGTTACATCAAATCGGCAGTGCAGAGACTGACCACGTTATTTGAAACTAAATAGACTGAACCCACCTAGGCACTTGCCGATAATGGTAGTTAATACATTCAGTAGGGTAAGGGCGAAACATGCTACGGCATGCGCCAAAGCGACAAGAGGTTAC